TGATGTATAAAGTCGTCAAGTATTTTCTCGACCTTGAGGACAACAACCACGTCTATAATGTGGGGGATGTATTCCCCCACGACGGCGCGGTTGCGTCCGACGAGCGCATCGCTGAACTGGCGGGGAGCAACAACAAGCAGGGTCAACCGTTGATCCGCATTGTTAAGGAGAAGAAAGCCCCCGCAAAGAAAAGCACGAAAACAACCGACGAGGAATAAGGAGGGCGGCCTATGCTGAATGATTTAAAAAAAATGCTCGGCATAACCGACACAAGCAAGGACGACACGCTTTCCCTCATTGTTTCGATGGCCACGGCGCGGTTGAAACGGTTGATCGGTGACATCGATCCCCCCGACAGTATGCGTGACATCATTATCGAGGTTTCTATTGCCCGATATAACCGCATCGGATCGGAGGGCTTATCGAGCCATACCGTCGACGGGGAAAGCATGGCCTTTTCCGACAATGATTTTGCCCCCTATGCCGATGATATACAGGCTTTCCTTGACGCTCAAAACAGCGGCAAAAAAGGGCGGGTGCGTTTCTTATGAGATATGACACACCCGTATATTTCCGTCGCGTCATTCATGGTGAATATGACACAAAAACGGGCGACTATGCGCCCGACACGACGGAGGAGGTTATGCAATATGCCTCTGTCACAAACACGGGCATAAGCACAAACACCCTTGTATATGGCGATTTGAAGCAGGGCAGCCTCACAATTCGCCTGCAAAATCATTTCAGCAAACCGTTTGACTTTATCCGCATCGGCGAGGGCGAGGATGCAAAGTTGTATCGCGTGGACACGGAATTCCCCCACCGCCTCAAACAATCATTCGTGGTGAGTGAGGTACACGGCCATGGCTCGAAAAGCGATTAAATTTGAGGGAATCGCCAAACTGCAAAAGGCCATTGCAAAAAACATCAAAATGGACGATGTGAAGCGTGTTATTGCGCAGAATGGTGCAGAGTTGCAACAGAAAGCGCAAGACAATGCCGACTTTAAGGGGCATTATCGCGGCAATACCTTTGTACCGCCCACGGGAAACCTCAAGGAAAAAATCATGCTTGAACTCACAGACGGAGGAATGGCCGCAGAGGTAGAACCCAAGGCGGAATACTCCGCTTATGTGGAACTCGGAACACGCTTTATGACGGCGCAACCGTATTTGAAGCCCGCCTATGAGGCGCAAATGCAACAATTCAAAAAGGACATGGACAGGCTGGTGAAATGATATGCGCGATCCACAACAGGAACTTTATACGGCATTAAAACTCGGCTTTGAATCGCTGGGGCTTGCCGTCTATGATGTCATGCCGCCCGAATCCGTCACCGATGAATTTGTCTATATGGGCGAGTTTCGGCAATCGGATGCCGCCAACAAAAGCGCAGTTTTTGGGAGCGTGTTTGCCACGATCCATGCGTGGAGCGAAACAAAGCGGCGCGGCACACTTTCGGGAATGTTACTCAAAATGAAGCAATACTCCCGACAACTGACGCACACGGACAATTTCGCATGGTCATTGCGAGATGTCAACGAAAGAATTATGACCGACACATCAACAAAAACGCCGCTTTTGCACGGCGTTTTAGAATTACAATTTACCTTTAGTTAGGAGGAACGCAAATGAAAATCAATTTACAGTTTTTCGCCGAAGCCGTACAGGGCAAGCGTATTGTGTATCTGTACCGCGTGAAAGACGATGCGGCCACCGAGAACGGCGTGGCTCTTGCTTTCGTCACCGAAAACGAGCGCACCAAATCCAAGGACAGCGAATCGACCCCCACCAAGGACGGCAATGTAAGCACTCCCGGTGCTATCGAGCAGGAAATCACCTCGACCTCCATTCTCGCCAAGGGCGATGCAATGGTGGAAAAGTTGGAAGATGCCCTCGACAACGGCAAGCTGCTTGAGATTTGGGAAGCCAACCTCGACGAACCCGCCGAGGGTGGAGCCAACAAATTCAAGGGGCGCTATTTCCAGGGCTACATCACCGAAATTAGCCGCTCGTCCTCTGCCGAGGATCATGTGGAGATTTCGACCACCTTTGCCATCAATGGTGCGGGTGTGAAAGGCGATGTCACCGTATCGGCCGATCAGCAGGCCGTTGCAAATTATGTCTTTGCTGACACCAGCAAGGCCGGCGCATAAAAAATAAAATAAACAGATAAAAGGCGGGTGCAAGACACCCGCCTTTTTTACAATCATTTGGAGGAAAAAAATAATGTTTGAACTTACTATCGACAATACCGTTTATCAGTTTTCTTTTGGTATGGGATTCATGCGTGAGATCAATAAGAAAGTCGGCGCACCCGTCGACGGGTTAAAGGATGTCAAGAAAAACATCGGCCTGCGATATACCGTTGCATCCGTCATGGACGGCGACCTTGAGGCGCTTGTCGATATTCTCGATGTGGCCAACAAGGGGCAGAATCCCCGTGTGAGCCGTGAGTTGCTCGACGCTTTCATTGACAACGACGAAACCGACATCGACGATCTGTTCGATGGGGTACTCGATTTTTTAAGGAAAACAAATGCTACCAAGAAAACGGTGGCGATGTTGGAGGAAGCGATCGAGGCGGAGAAAGCGAAGCAGGCGAACAACTAACATTCGAGGATCAATACCGAGAAATTGCGCTGAATTGTTTTCGTTATTTAGGTTTTAAGAGTTTCGCAGAGGTCGACAGGCTGACCTTGCCGGAATATGAGTTGCTTATGGAGGCGGCACGATTAAGGCAAATCGACACCGATTACCGCAACCATTTGCAGGCATTCCTCAACTTTGCCGTAAAGGCAGAGAAAAAGGCCGGTAAGCATAAGACAAAGCCCGTATATAGCAGATTCAAAAAATTCTATGATTACGAAAAGGAACTGGCCAAGGTTAAAAACCAGGGCCAAGAAAAGAGCAGATTTTCCGGCATTGGTAAGTTGTTAAAGAAAGGAGAATAAAGGATGGCTGACAGTTATTCCGTAAAGGCGATCCTGTCCGCTAAAGATAGCGGGTTTTCCTCTGTTCTCAAATCCTGTTCGAATACGCTTGACAGAATCGACAGCAAAATAAGCGGCTTGTCGTTTGGCATCTTGCAAGGTGCAGGGCAAGCCGCATTCAACGCCCTTTCGAGTGGAGTTACCGGCTTGGTTAGCGACATAAGCAATTCCAATGCCGCTTGGTCGACATTCGCAAAAAATATGCAGATTGTCGAAAAGAACGGCGGCAAACTTGAGGGCAGTATTGACGACATCAAAAAGGATTTGCAAGATTTCGCGGCAAAGACCGTTTATAGCGCATCGGATATGGCGCAGACCTATTCGCAGTTGGCTGCTGTTGGTGTAAAGGACACATCAAAACTCGTCAAGGGCTTTGGTGGCCTTGCGGCATCAGCAGAAAACCCGCAACAGGCAATGAAAACTCTATCGCAACAGGCCGTACAGATGGCGGCGAAGCCCACCGTGGCGTGGCAAGATTTCAAGTTGATGCTTGAACAAGCCCCCGCTGGTATGGCCGCCGTTGCAAAACACATGGGGATGTCTACATCCGAACTCGTTACGGCGGTGCAAGACGGCACGATAAAGACCGAGGAATTTTTCGACGCAATAAACAAGGTCGGAACAAGTGCCGAGTTTTCCGACATGGCGACGGAATTTAAGACCGTAGGCCAGGCAATCGACGGCACAAAGGATGCCATTTCAAACAAACTCGGCCCCGCCTTTGATGTTTTGAGCAAAGCAGCAATCGGCGCAATCGATAAAATCGGTGCGGCTTTTGACAAGATCGATTCATCAAAGTTGGCAAGCAAGGTGTCCGCAGGGCTTAACAATGTTATGAAATATTGGAATGCTTTTAAGTCGTCGTTTGCGGGTGTTGGAAAGGCTGTCGGAGATGCAATCAAAGCCGTTGCACAAGCCTTTACAGGCATTACGGGTGAGTTTGGATCGACCGAATCAATCGACAGTTTCAAGGATGCGATGGCGGGCGTTGCGTCGTTTATCAAATCCGTTGCCGGTATTATAAAAAACAATGCGGGGACAATCGCTCAAATTATTAAGTGGTTGCCCGCAATCGTTATCGGCATAAAGGGATTTAAGATTGCAAAAACCGTTGTCCCTGGCATCGTGTCGTTTGCAAAGGGAATCGGCAACATTGCCAAAAGCGTGTTTGGCGGCCTCGCAAGCAAATTATTTGGGGTTTCAAAGGCGCAGAAAACCGTCGGCACGACAAGTGCGGCAAGCGGAGAGCAAATGCTTTCTGCGGCGAAAGGTTATGCCCTTATGGGCTTGGCTGTGCTTGCAATCGCCCTTGGTTTTGGTATCTTGGCGCAAGCATCGATCGCTCTTGCTAAAGCAGGCGGAGGCGCTATTGCTGTAATGGCTGGAATGGTCATTGCCGTTGTCGGTATAGGAATCGGCATGGCGGCATTGATGAAGAGTTGCGCTCCAATGAGTGAAAAAATGGTGTCTGTTGCCACGGCATTCTTGATGCTTGGTGCGGCCGTTCTCTTAATTGCGGTCGGCTTTGCTATTATGGCCGCCGCGTCCATTGCTCTTGCAAATGCGGGATGGGGCGCAATCGGTGTCATGCTCGGAATGGTTGCCGTCATTGTCTTGCTTGCCGTTGGTGCGGCTGTTTTGGGTACAGCATTGACCGCCGCGTCCGTCGGCCTGCTTGCCTTTGGAGCGTGTATTTTGATGGTCGGCGCAGGCTTGATGCTTGCGGCTCTCGGATTGGCAATTATGACGATGTGCTTACCGCTTATCGCCGCATACGGCGCACAAGCGGCCGTTGGTTTCATGCAGTTAGGTGCTGGTTTGGCTATCTTTGCCGCCGGTGCAGGCTTGGCCGCAATTCCGGCTCTTGCTCTTGGCGTTGCTATTGCCATTCTTGGTGCTGGCGTTCTTTCGCTCGGCCTTGGAATGATTGCTGCGGCTGGCGGTGTTGCTTTGCTTGGACTTGCTTTGCCGTTGCTGGCTCAACACGCATCGGAGGGCGCTGTTGCGCTTATTGTTGTCGGTGTTGGGTTGGCTGTATTTGCGGCCGGTGCTTTGGCTGCCGGTATTGCCACAATCGTTTTGGGCGTTGGCTTGACTATTGTTGCGGTAGCGTTGACCATAATTGCGGCGGCGGCCCTTGTGGCCGCTCTTGCTCTTGCGTTGATCTCGCTTGTGCTTCCGATTATTGCACAACACGGCTTGTCGGGATCGATTGCCATTCTTGCGCTTGGTAGTGCATTGGTTGTCTTTGCGGCTGGCGCGGCTTTAGCGGCCATTCCGGCAGTTATCTTGTCGGTGGCATTGCTGACCATTGCAACGGCTGTTTTGCTCGTTGCGACAGGAATGTTGATTATGGCGGCGGCCATTGCTCTTGTCGCTGTGGTTCTTCCCTTAATTGCGACATACGGATCGCAGGCGGCGGGGGCCTTTGCTCTGCTTGGCCTTGGCCTTATGGTCTTTGCGGCTGGTGCATTAGCGGCGGCAATTCCGACACTCGCTTTAGGTGTTGCGCTGACGGTGTGTGCTGTGGCTGTTTTGTTGTTATCGGCAGGGCTGACGGTGTGCGCTGTGGCCATGTTGTTAACGGCGGCCGCTGTGCAGATGCTTGCGGTGACGTTGCCGCTGGCGGCGGTCGGTGCGCTCTTGCTTGCAACCTCTTTTGTTATGCTGATGGGAATGTCCGTTGCATTGATGGCCTCTCTGTTGATGCTTTTGATCCCGCTTGCAACGCTCCTTGTCGAATGTGGCATGACGGCTATTGCCGTTGGTGCATTTGGCGTGGCTTGCCTTGGTGCTGTCATTGGTGTTGGCGGCTTGGCTTTGGCTTTGCTTGCTGTTACGGCTGAAATGAAATCTATTTCCAAAAACGCAAAATCCGCCAAGAAATCAATGGACAGCATGGTCAAGTCGGTTGATATTGTGGAATCCGGCCTTAAGGCAATCGGAAGCACAGCAAAAACCGCATTGAAAGCCCTTGTGTCGGCTTTTGATAGCACCGAAAAGGATGTCGTCAATGCGGCCAAGAGCATGTCCGATGGCTTCAAATCTGCTCTTTCAAGCGGAATGGCGGCGGCCGTCCCTGTCGCAATCATGGCCGTTGCGGCCGTTGCTGTTGCTCTGCAATCGGGGCAGGCGCTTGCGTTTAATGCAGGCGCTCATATTAGCATCGGCTTTGCAAATGGTATGCTGTCCATGCTTGGCGTGATCCAAGCGGCGGCAAATAAGATGGTAGCGGCAGCTGACAAGGCGATCCGAGCCAAAGCGAAAATCCACAGCCCGTCACGCCTTTTCTATGGAGAGGGTGACATGTGCGGTGTCGGCTTTGTGAATGCGTTGCGTGACAATATCCGCAATGCTAAAGCGGCGGCAATGGAACTCGTTTCTATTCCGACCGTTGCGACCCCGAATCTTGCTATGGCATATAGCGGCGAACTGTCGGCGGACTATGATTATTATAGAAACGCCGATTATACAATCGAGGTTCCGCTGACCATTGACGGCAAGGAATTTGCAAGAGCAACCGCCCATCATTCGCAGGCAGAACTCAACAGACAACAGAGAATAGACAGCAGAAAACACGGCAGGATTTAGGAGGGAAAGCATGTATAATTTCGTAGATGTGACCGAAGCCTCGGAAAGCCATGTGCTTCCCTCCGAGGCAATGATGCTCAACGGCGAGTATTTGGAAAATCTTATCGCTGGGTATCGAACACTTAACGTCAAGGGGCGAGAATCACTCTCGCCCCTTTTAGAAACCTTTGGAACAGGGGCGAGGGACGGTGAGCGAATCAAAAGCAAGCGCTATCCGGCCCGAACCCTTGTTATAAAATATCAACTCATTGCGGAATCTAACGAGGCATTCCGCGACGCTTACAATAAGTTAG